CGGTCTCTTCGACGTGCTCGATAGATTCACGCTTCTTACGAGAGGAGAACTCGGCCTTTACTGAATCAATCTCCTCCTGAGCAATACGCTCGTAATACTTCTTAGCATAATAAAAAGCCGAGGCCGCACCAACGGCAGCCCCAGCCACAAAAGCTACGAATATGCTTTTATTCATTCGGCGAACCCTCCTTCTTCTTGCGCGCATAAACGACTCCAGCGTATATGACAATCGCAATCGTTCCTGCGTAAATCGCACCCTTATAGTTTTCAATGTGGCCAGCAACGTCTTCAAATATGGGTTTCCAGATTTCGAACGTCTCTTCTATAACGGTTTTAAACTTCTTATTAAAGCCGTTTACGTTGCGCGTTGTTTGAGCGGCTGCTTTCGACCATATAACGCCTTGCGTTTCTGCGACTCGTCCGTTCTTAGCGACAGAGTTGTTTTCGAAGATAGAATATCCGGTCTTAGACATGGTTACATCGCCGCCTTAGGAGCGTTGTTCGAGAGAATCGTATCGCAGTCAGAAACAACCATGTCGAGCCAATTTACGGTCGAGGTGATCCCAACGGCAACGCCACAGGACCCGAGCTTATAAACGGCATTCTTGAACTCGTTGGGATTGTCTACCATTCCAGCATATTTGTCGATTATCGTTTTTTCGACCTCGAGGGCGATGGCGGCCATCTCGTCGACGTTTTCCGAAGACTTCGTAAGATTTGGAATGTTCCCATCGTTTATCGCGTGCCGATAGTTTTCGAGAATGAACGTCTTAGCGGTTTCGGCGTCGTGCCTCATATCGATAAGCTTGTAACGATAAAGGGCATCGCCGACAACGGCACCGGCGAACACGCAGGCTGCTCCGATAGCTATACGAAAAGCGACGTCGGACACATTAAGAGCCTCGTCTATCTCGTCGACCTTCTCCTTAACTGCCTCAGCGGTAAACTCGTCGACGTTATCCTCATTAGCGTTAACGAACTCTTCGTGGATTTTCTCGGCCTTGGTCTTGTTATAAATGGCGACACCAGCAGCTGCGACTGCCACAACAGCAGAAGCAACCTTAATGATAGTCGATGCCTTCATTGTTCTCTCCTTTTGAAACAAAAGACCGCTCCCAGATATCCGGATTACCCGAGAGCGGCCTATAAAACTAACGAATATGACTTAAATGAGGTCCCAAATATTCCCGTCAACGTTGAAGTCGAGAAGAATGGAACGCTCGTAGCCGTTCACGAAATCGCGATTAGTCTCACGATTAATATCGTAAATGCCAAAATCAACGAAGTTGTCGCCGACAGGATTGTCCTCATTGTAAACCCAACCGACAACCTGGCCGGCCTTAGTGCGAGGAATTCCGAGCATGTCGTAAACCTCGTTCAGGAACAGATGACCGCGAGACTTCAGAAGATCGTTTGCGTAGGACTGCTGCGTGCGAAGGAACATAAGGTTGTACTCGGGGTCCTTCTCCCAACCGTTGCAGTACTCATCGAAGAAACGAGCATAATCGCTATAGCCGTTAGGGTCCTCAGCGGTGTACTCGGTCTTCTTTACCTTCTTAGTCTCTCCGGTCTCCTCATCTACGACCTTTTCGGTTACCTTCTTCGCCTTGAGATTATACTTGAGCTCTCGATCGACTTCCTCTCCGAAACGCTCGACGACACGCTTACGGTACTCCTTGAACGTGGTATCGACGGCGGTGTAAGCAGCCGCGATAGCAATGCCGCGCTTACGAAGAATATTGTTAGATGCAAAAATGCAGCCAAGAGACAGTGCTCCGAGAGCAACAGACGGACCGTAAAGCTTTGCGAAGTTTATCGCCGCTCGGCTGTACGTGATAACAAGGTCCTTCTTAGCGTCCTCTTCGCTGTACTCGTCCTTGAAATTCTCGTTAGTAGAGCATTCGTGAATTGCGTCGACGGCCTTCTTAGTCTCGTCGAGAATATCATCGATCTTCCTTGTCGCCTTGCACGCCATGACTGCGCTAGTTACTACGCCAATAGCGCCGGTGACAACAAGAATCTCAGGGCTATGCTTCTTGAGCTGGAAACCAGCCTTGTAAAAATACTTGCTGATATTCAGGTTCATGATCATTACTCCTTTAGATCTTTTCGTAAAGTTTGTGTTCCTTGACAATCTTATAGACGGTTTCGTCGTCTAGATCGTCCCAACCATCGGAGTTTATCTCAGTTCCAAACCACTTTTTCGTATCGGGATCGTAATATATCGTAGTTTCGTGCGTGAAGTGCAGAGCGCCTACGCTATGACTACGATCTATGTCGAATGACATTACGCTCACGACGTCTTCCCCTCCTCGACATGCTTAATGAGATGATCGAGATACCAGCGAGCCTTCATGAGGTCTTGCAAGCCGTTCTTGCGCTTCCATCGGCAAATATACTTTATGATGTTCCCAGTGTCCGTAGCCTCGATTCCAACGAGATCGGAGGTAAAGGCCTCGATAACATCGATCGTCTCGAGGCCGTTCTCAGAAATATAATGCCCGGGATGATTGACCATGTCACTCATAAGATATCTCCTTAATCGATTGGAAGAGCTCGAGGCATACGAATCATATATCCGTCACGAGTACGGACGATCTTAGCGCTCCGAATATCTTTCCATCCATACTTGTTGTTCATATAATTCTCGTTGGTAATATCAGCGAGCTCGTAGAAGTCGGCAACACTTACGACATCATACGTAGAAATAAGCTCGTCCATCCTATCGAGAACGCTCTCGGCCTCTCCTCGACTATCGAACAGAATATCGTCGTAATCGAAGCTGGAACTCCTATGACGCTCTCGATCGTTTGGCCTATCGTAATAACTGCGATAAGAAACCTTAGAAGACGTGGAACTGCTCTTCTTGCTTCCGGATTCTCCGTAGAGAATCATGTCGATGCCGTTTGTTACGACGTCCGAAATAGCTTTCTTTACCGCCGGAACGAGAACGTCCATCAGAATATAATCCTTAACGCTTTGGATGTCCTCAGAAATAAAAGTATTCGCAAACTTAGAAAACTCGCTTTTCTTCTTGGTCCTGGCAGTTCCTGATATGACCTTCTCAACCTTCTTTTCAGGAACGTCGGCCTTATTCTCTTCCTTCGACTTGTGCGAGTTAGACTTGTAATCGACCATTATAGACTCCCCTTTTAATTTTCTACGCGATGCAGATTGCCTTCGAGGTGAATTTTAGCGCTTCTCGAATATCCGTTTTCTTTCTTAAAACGATATTTAAGATTGGATAAAGCTTTCTTTACAGACGGCGCATATGTGACAGCGGTCCAATGTTGGCAAACGCACGTATCGAAACGGTAAACGGATCCTTCGAACTCGTACTCGTACATATCCTTCTCCGCAAGAACAAAAGGGAAAGCCCTTGTTACAGGACTTTCCCCTTGGACGAACTATGTAGTTTTAGTTCTTGTTGATCTTACTTCTTACGATAGAATCCGTTCTACTCCTCCTCTTCTTCGACACCCTCGCTTTTGGAATCCGCTTTAGCTGCGAACTTGTTCCTGATCTTGTCGATGCCATGCTTCTTACCATACTTGTAAGCCTTGTAAGCGGCAAAGCCTACAGCTGCGATACCAGCAATCGCGCCAGCGATCAACAGATAACCGTTCTCAGTGTTCTCTGCGGTCTCCTCAACGGCGGTCTCTTCCAGAATATCCTCGTTTTCCAGAATCTCTTCGTTCTCCATTATAATCTCCTTTCGAACTTAGAACCCCGATGGTTCCTCCATTAAATACCTTGTAAATTTCGCGAAACTACAGCCAACGATCGTACTCGTACTGAGGCATAGACGAATAATCGACAACCAGGCATGGTGTGCCGTCGGTTGCGAGATGCGCGTCGAAATTGAGTTCGATAGCGCCGGTATCAAGTCGCCAACCGAGCTCATAGCCAAGCTTTGTGGGCTCGAGTCCGATCTCCTCGTAGAAGTCATTAAGCGAAACATAACCGTCGTTGATTATCAGACGATTAATCTCGTTGACAGAGCGATTAAGCTTGTCCATGTCGGAACGAAAATAGCGTCCGGATAGAACGTCGTAGCAAAGTGTGTCGCCCTTATTGGTTAGGATGACCTCGCGATTCTCAACAGGATTCTTTTCGAGCTGATCCTTAGTGATGGCTTCTCGAATATTCTTTTCCTTCTTCTCCCCGATCATTTCGACAACCTTGTCTCGGTACTCCTTGAGAGCGGACTC